AACTGCTTCGCCAATGCCCGCGCGGTCAAGGGCGGCGACAAGCGAATCAGAAAGTCGGCGCAGCGCGTTATCTGAAAGTTCATAGGTTATCGCGCTGCCTGAATACGAAGGAACCGACGCCGGGGCCGCAAGGGCCGCGCGCGTCGCGCTGGTATTCGCTTTGATATTGAAAGCAACGTCGTTGACGTCGGGCATCATGTCGTCGAAGGCGTCCTGAATGCCTTTCTTTTCGTCTTCCAAGCCTTCAATCATGCCTTCACCCAGCATTCGGCCCACCTGATCGCGCATGACGGTCGAAGGGGAATGAATGCCGAACAGGCCCTTGATAAAGCCCATGACGTCGCCAACCCAGCCCGTTATTTTGTCTTTAATCCATCCGATAGCGCCCTTCAAGCCTTCCCAAAGTCCTTTAACCAGTTCAAGGCCGACGTTTGCCATAGCGCCGACGCCTTTTATCAGGCCCGAAACGATAGCTTCAAGGATTCGGGGAAGATTTGAAACAAGTGTCGGAATTGCTGAAATGATACCTTCGCACAGGGCCGACAGCAGATCGACGCCCGCTTCAATAATCTGTGGCAAGTTCTGAACAATGAAGTCGATAATCGTTTTAATGATTTTTGGCAGCGCTGCCGACAGTTTCGGTATTGCCTTCAACAGGCCGTCAACCAGTTTCATAATGATATTGACGCCCGTTTCAAGGATTTTCGGCAACCAGCTTGTAAACAGGTTCGTCACGCGGTCAATCATGTTGCTGATTGCGGCGTCAAACTGCTGCGAAGCGCCTTCAGTCCCCTGAACCATGCCGATAAACGCCTGAACAACTTCGGTCACGCTTTGAATGATTTCTTTCGTCGCGGGAAGGAACACTTCAGCGACGGCGCGGCCCGCTGCCGTCAACGTCGTCTTCATTTCGTTCATTGCGTCGTCATACGCGCCGAACGCCTGAAGGCTGTCTGTTGACATGATAAGCCCTGCTTCTTGCGCATGGTCGCCTAAATCCTTGAACGCCTGACTGCCCGCGTTAATCAGCGGGTTCAGATCGGTCGCAGACTTTCCAAGAAGCGTCATAGCAAGTTGGTCGCGTTCGGTCGCGTTCTGAATGTTCCCCAAGGCGTCGATAACATCCCAAAAAACATCTTCGTTATCGCGCATCTGCCCTGTTGAATCAGTTACGGAAACGCCCAACTGTGCGAAAGCTTCAGACGTCGCCGCGCTTTCGCTTGCCATGTTCGCGGTTAGCTTCTTCATGCTGCCCGTGATCGTGTCAACGCTGGTATCAATGAACTGTGAAGCGTATTCCCACTTCATCAGGTCTTCGGCAGCTATGCCCGTCGTTTCGGACATGGTTAGAATCGTATCGGCGTAAGTTCCCGCTTCGCCCGTCAGGTCGTATATAGCCTTCCCGGCAGCGACGCAAGCGGAACCGATAGCCGCAAGCGACGCGACGACGGCCTTGCCCGCGACTTCAGCAGCCTTCAGAAGTCCTTCGCCGATACCCGTTGAAAGTTCTTTGACTTTCTCTGTGAACGACGGAAGGCGTTCTTCTGCTTGCTGATATTCGTTGTTCATTGCCGCCATTGCGGTTCGTGCTTTTATCAGCTTTTCTTCAAGCTGCTGTGTTTCCTTGCTGTTTCCTTCGCCCGCTGCGCGGTTCTTTTCAATCTTTTCGGTCAGAAGGTCAATAACCTTCTGCTGTGCTTCCATTTCTTTTTTCAGAAGCGACATTTTTTCAAGGTTGCCCGTGACCGAATCCTGATTCAGCTTGTAAACAGCAGAATTTTCCTTCACCTGAAGGCCCAGCAGCCGAACCGACGCCGCAGCTTCGTCAAGCTGCTTTTTATACTGCTGTTCGCCTTCAAGAACGATATTCGTTCGTATATCACGCGTCGGCATCGAAAGCAGCCCCCTTTCCGCGTGTTATGCCGTGCTGATCGTCGTCATAATCGCGCCGCATAAGGTAAAGCGATATGACTGCGCCGGGGTTCATCATTCTGATTGACTGATAATCAAGCCCGGCAACTAATCCATAGTGAACGACGCGCAGCGGGGTCAGTTCCCCGCTGCGCCCGGCGCGTTTTTTTGAATAGCCGCAAGAACTTCGTCGGTATCGCCGTCTTCGGTATCAATAGTGATATTCAGGCCGATAGCACAGGCCCGAAGGAAGGAATCTGTCAGGGTTTTAATATCACGCGGCAGCGTGTTTCTTGAAACGAACTGCGGCGTGATGACTTCGCCGCTGTCCTTGATCGCTTCGCCCTGGCTTGCAAGCAGCGCAATCAATTCGGGGATAATCCGAATCTGTTCAGAATACGAAGCGTTGTTAAGCCTATCCGCAACGCCGTCGATATCGCCGTACTTGTCGGCAAGCTGTGCCATTGCTTCAGTATTCAAGACAAGGTCAAGTTCCTTGCCGCCGATTGTTACTTTTACGCCTTCTGTAAACATTTGCGGTTATTCCTTTCTATCAGCCGCCAGTTCCGCTTGTGATATTTGCATAGTCGTCAATGAACGCCTTCGCGGCAGCGTAGGTGTCGAAAGACTTTCTGTCGCGGAACTTCAGCTTGTCGCTGTTGTCGATATAAGCGCCCATTGCCCGCAGAATCATCGTCGGCGTAGACCATTCAAGATTCTGTCCTTTGGTCTGTGCCGCTTCAGCTTCAATGCGGGCGCGAACCTTATACCACCAAGTCGCGATATAGCTGCGCGAAGTAACGCCCGTTTCCTGATCGGTTTTAGACCGAACGCGGACATACCCGAAGCCGCCCAGCGGCGCGGGTTCGTCTGTGTCTTCATAGTGCGCGTCGGCGCCTTCGCCTGTTTTGACGGTTCCGCACATATACTGTTCATTGTCAAGCGTCAAATCGTCCGTGTTAATGGTAATCTGCGCTTCTGAAATGCTGTTGTCCTCTTCGGCAACAACGTCATTCGCATAAAGCCTGTTGCTGTTCCGCGTGATAGCGACGTTCGCGCTAATCATCATGCCGACTTCGCGGCCCGCGCCGTAAGTAATGGCACTTCCTTCAGTATGCGACTGAACGCGGGCGAAAGCAGCGTAACGCAGTCCAATATCTGCCATTGTTTTAACCCTCCGATTCTAATTTGTCGAACCAAACAGCCGCCATTGCATCAACGGCAGGCCCTTCGGCCTTTGTTTCGGCGTCGTCAACAAAGTGTGTCGCTTTCCTTCGTGAAGCGCCGTAATGATTGATAAATGCCTTTTCGGCGTTCCTGATCCCTTTGCGGTCGCGGCCCTGTGGATAGACTGCAATCTTCTTTTCTGACGACGTATTGACGACGTCAGACGGGCCGACGCTGTCAATCATGTCGCCTGTGTCAATCAGATCGTGCGCCCGGATCGCGTCGCGCCATGAATCCGCGACAACCGCAGCGCCCGCCTGAAGCATATCAGGCGCAGCCGTCGAAACAAGGTCGCCGTGCTGCTTCAGATCCGCAAGCAGTTCGTCGAAGCCTTCGCCATTAAACAACGCCATAGTCTGCAATCACTTCGCAATCAAAGATATGATGAATATACCGGGTTTCGATTTCAAAGTCGGTTGTATGAATGACTGTAATTTCATCGTTTTCGCTGAAGGCCCGGAAGAACGCAAGGGCAACGGGGTCGTCTTCCTGAAAAGTGAAATAGTCAACCTGAATTTTCTTTGTCTTGCCCGCTGGTACGCCGTTCGCGTACAGGGTTCCCGTTCCGTAGTCGCTCCAAACGGTATAGGCTTTGTCGGAAGGTTTCCTGATTTTCTGATAGCGCGCCGCGTCAGGGTCAATGCCCTGAACGATTTCGACGAAGGAATCAATCGTCATTCGGTTCAACCCCCTGACAGACAAGTTCAAGTTTCCTGTTCGGCACAGGATATGAACGAATCACTTTGTAAACCTTCCCGTTGAAGTCAATCAGGCGTTCTTCCTGATAGTCAGCTTCGGAAACGGTAAAGGTAACGGCGGGGGTCATACCCGCCGCCGCTGCCTTGTAAAATTCAGATCGCCCGACGCCGCCCTGTTCGGCGTATACGTCGCGGCCTGTTGTGTCGTTACGGGTTTCAAAGCCCGTTTTCGACTTTGTAACAGTCTTGTCAAACAGCTTGATAACAACGCGCCTTTTCAACTGCAACAGCCCCCTTCGCCTTCAAGGGTATTCCTGTCGTCGTGCGTCAGGGATAGTTTGTTGACAATCGCGTTATAGCTTTCAAGCTGCTTCTGTGCAATCGCTGGTTCTTCCCAAGCCTGATCGGCTTTGACGAAGCACTTAATCGCCTGAACGACGTCAGCGTTGTTTTCGTCGCGGGCGACGCGGCGGGGAACGCCTGACATTTCCATATCACGCCGCGCCGCTTCAACAACGTCGCGCAGTTCATCGTCAAACGCGTTTGACGTCACGTTCAGGGCTTTTCGCACACGTTCAACGATATTCATGCGCAGCCCCCCTTCATCAGGTCAGGGACATTTTCACGAACGCTTCGCCGACAGCGGGCTTTCCGTCGAAAATCGCGGTTCCGCGATAATCGGTCAGGTTCTTCCTGAAGCTGCTGTGTTCAGACTTGTCAACCGTGATGTTTTCGGCAAAGTTGCCGTAATAGGTCTTCAGGTCGCCGAAGTAGGCATCGCCCAGCGTCGCGGCCTTGTCGGTCAGAAGGACAGGATAGCCCATGATATAGAACTGGCCCGCGCCTTCGCCCTTGACAATCGGGGCTTTGCCGTCGTCCCTGATCGGCATGAACTTCTGCCAAAGGGTTTTCTTTGACATAACGAACTTCGCGTTTCTGTCATAGACGCCCGGCAGAAGGCTGATCAGGTCGCAGACTTCTTTATAAGTCGGCGTCGCGGCAGCGGTCTTGATTTTGTTGGTTCCAGCCGTCCAAGTCGCGGCGTGTTCAATACCCGTTGCCTGATTGGTTCCCGTGCCGTTGACAATCCAGTTTTCAATCAGGTAGGCGATACCGTCAGTCAGGTTGTCAATCAGCCAAGCTTCAAAGGCGTCAATCGTCATATACTTGACTTTCGCGCTGATAGACAGCAGCTTGATTGCTTCAAACCCGGTCAGGTTGACTTCAATCAGGTGGTCAGACGCTTCAGAAGTGTTATCGCCTTCAGCGTGATACGCGCCGTCGCTTGTGGTCGCGTTTTCGGCAGCAATCGTGATATTGCCCGGAATGTTGAACAGGGTAATTTCGCCGATAAGCGGCGCGGTCTGCTGCAAACGCCGAATGACTTCATTCTGCGTTTCGGTCGGAATCGCAGCGCCCGCGCTGTTGCTGGCAGAAGTCAGGGCGGCGCGCTGTTCTGCTTCTTCCATAGCCGCCCGTTCGGCGGCGTTAAGGGGAAGGCCCATAAGGGAACGCAGGAAGGCGCTGCGGTATTCAGGCGTC